AAGAAGACCCAGGAAACTATCAAGTTAATGAAACAGGATGGGCGACTTCGCGAATTTGAGATAATGCTCAACCGTTCCGGGGTAACCCGTAACGATGAACTCTGGCAGCGGCTTGTTGCTGCTTTTCTTTCACAACAGGGCGTCAGCCCACTAACCGGACAGCGTAAACGATGAGTAATTTAATGCCAGACGATGATTATACTCTCAAAACACAGATGCAAATATGGATTTCAGAATGCAAACAACAGCCTTTATATAAGGCTACCGACTGGCCCTCTGAAACAATTGCCCTGGAATTGTTTATTCGTTATCTTAACGGTGATACTCCTTACCAGGCCATTTTAACTGTTCACTCTAATATCTTTCCGGAAACGGAAATACAAACACCATAATATTATGGCATACCGTCGTTCTCGTCGTCGTGGCCGCCGTCGCGGTCGTGGCAAAACTAAACGTTCTTACTATGTATCCCGTGGCGGGATTCGTATGTAGAACTCGATTTCTTCATGTCCTGGTGACTTTGGTCACCAGGAATAAAATTTTTTAAACAATGGCTAAAAGAGGCTTAAACATCTTTAATTCGGTAAAGCTTAGTGCTGTTCCTTCATCCAGGTTTAACCTGGCTCACGAAAGTAAAATTTCGTTTAATATGGGCGAACTCGTGCCGACTGCTTGCCTGGAAGCTATTCCAGGCGATAAATTCACTATTGGTGTCGCTAACATGTTGCGCTTTGCGCCTTTGGTGTCACCCGTTATGCATAAAATCGGTGTTACTACTGATTACTATTTTGTGCCCAACCGTATTTTGTGGTCGGAATGGGATAAATGGATAGCAAACAATTCAGACGTTGGTGAACACCCTTACATCCAGTTTACCGGTGTTGTTCAACAGGGCAGTGTGGCCGATTATTTAGGTATACCCCCTGGCGCACACGAAAATGCTCGTTTTTCTGCCCTCCCGTTTGCGGCTTATTTGAAGGTTTACGACGAATATTACCGTGATCAGAACTTGACTGCTCCTAAGTTTGTAGATTTGGTTCCTGGTGATAACCCAGACCTTGCCGAATGGCTTACCAGCTCGCCTTTGCTTCGTGCCTGGCAGCACGATTATTTCACCGCCGCTTTACCCTTTGCTCAAAAGGGTGATGCCGTACAGCTTCCGCTGATTTCTTCTGATACATTAACTGTTGAATATCAAAACCGCGCTGGTGGTGCTGCCAATCAGAATACAGGTTTATTGCGTACTGTTGATGGTGAAGTATTTGAGGACGATGGCGCACTCGTCAATGAAGCCCCTGGGCCCACTCCGCTTATTTCCGGTCTTAATTCTTCGGGTAGTTTTCTTGCCTATGACCCTGCTGGTACGCTCGTAGTTGATCCTCAGGCGGATGCCGTTGATATTAATACTGTCCGCCGTGCTTTTCGCCTCCAGGAATGGCTTGAACGCCTTGCCCGTGGTGGCTCTCGTTATACTGAAATCATTAAATCTATGTTTAATGTATTCAGTTCTGATGCTAGGTTGCAGCGTCCGGAATTTATTGGACGCCAGGTACAGTCTATGGTAATTTCTGAAGTATTGTCCACTGCGCAAACAAACAACGGTGTCGAGGTCATTAATCCAGTTGGTGAAATGGCTGGTCATGGTATCTCAGCTGGTGGCGGCTTTAATGGTTCTTACTACGCCGAGGAACATGGTTGGATTATTGGTTTCATCAATGTACAGCCTACTACATCATACCAGGATGGACTACATAAAAAGTTTCACCGCTTTGATAGGCTGGATTACGCCTGGCCTGTTTTCGCCAATATTGGCGAACAGGAAGTCAAGCAAAAGGAGATTTACTGTTTTACCTCCGGCGACCCTGACCGTACATTTGGCTACGTTCCCAGGTATGCGGAATATAAGTTTGAAAACGATCGTGTTGCTGGTGAAATGCGTGATACTCTTGCGTATTGGCATTTAGGTCGTCGATTTGATGAGGCTTCTACTGGTGATCCTGCGCTCAATGAGGAGTTTATACTCTGTAATCCCAGGACTGATATTTTTGCCGTTGAGGATCCTAATGTTGATCACATCTACGCTCATATCATTAACAATATAAGTGTCCGGCGTAAACTTCCGGCATTTGGTACACCTACTATTTAACATGGTTTGCGATGACCCTTTTTATGTTACTGCTCGTACTGGCGATCGCGTGCCTGTTAGGTGTGGCCGGTGTCCTCCATGTAAAATTTACCGTGTCAACTCCTGGGTCTTCCGACTTACCCAGGAGGAAAAAAGACATACTTGTGGGCATTTTGTTACTCTTACTTATGATACTGATCATGTACCTATTAGTGATAATGGGTACATGACTTTGCGTAAATCAGACACCCAGGACTTCTGGAAAAGACTTCGGAAGGCTCACCCTGAACTTAATGTTAAATATTTTTGCGTTGGAGAATATGGAAGCGATAATCACCGCCCGCATTACCATTGCATCGTATTCGGTGTACCTGACACTAGCTATTACCTTGATGCCTGGTCGCCTTATGGGAATCAGATTGGAAGCCTCCACGTAGGCCAGGTCACAGGCGATTCCATAGCGTATTGTATGAAGTATATAGACAAACCGCGGTCGCGCCGTTCACATTCACGCGACGACCGACAACCTGAATTTAGTACTTCATCCCAGGGCCTGGGCTCTAATTACATTACGCAAGAAACTGTTGACTGGCATAATGCAGACCTTACGCGCAATTATCTTGTTAAACTGGACGGCTATAAAATAGCCATGCCCAGGTATTACAGGCAGATTATCTATTCGTCTCAATCTCGTGAGGCTCAATTACCTATAATTGAGGCATCTATACAAAAAGGTATTGAGCGTCGTCGCCGTGAGCATTCGGTCATTTACTCTGGGGTTCCTTTGGAATTTCAGACCTGGGAAGAGTCTAAAAAGACTCATCGACATACTACATTTTATTCACAACAAAAAGAACGTAATATATGATTTACGTAACTAGGGCGACCTGGAAGCCCACTACGGAGGTATTTACCCTTCCGTCTGAAACTGTACCAGGACAGACTTTGTCTATGTCCGAACTACTCAAGCGCTATGTGCGTGGTGAAGCGGTTGAAGTATTTGAGGCCCAGTGGGGCGTGCCTGACGATGTGCCTACGGATATTCAGTATATGGATAAACAAGATCAACTTACTATGGCTCGCGAAATTCGCACCGCTATTAAGCGACATCAGGACAAGCCAGGTCCTACACCTGCGCCTCCTGCACCTCCCCCATTACCTGGAACACCTACACCTCCAGACCCCGCTCCTGCACCTGTCCCGCAGTAGCCAATCCTGCCGGAAAAATCCCGCGTAAATGGTACAAGCTCGCGACGCAAGGAGCTGAGCGAAGTGCCATTTCGCGGGTGCCCGAAGGGCTGCCCCTCTACGTTAACAAACCGTTAACATATTACACAAGAGGCTGATTACCAGCCGTTAAAAGCAATATACCTACTTGATGTATTATTGCTAAGTGACACCGAGGGTTGAAGGTATAGCAAAAGGCCGTACCTATGTGAAGTGAAGCGAGCGACAAACGTAGTGCGAAGCGAAGCGAGCAAACCCAAGAAGGCCGCGCGAGGCCTTCAACCGTACACGAGGTGGAACTAAATGTTTTTTCAAAACATCTGTTCGTTTACGAACATACAAATAACTTGAAAAGTTATGCCTTTACCACTTGCCGCGCTTGGGGCCATTACAAACCCGATAGGGGGTTTTCTCGGCGCAATGAATACCGCCAGGGAAAACAAACGCTCCCAGGATTACTCCAATATGGCCTACCAGCGTGAACGTACTGATAACATAGAGTTTTGGAATATGCAAAACCAGTACAATTCACCCCAAGCGCAAATGGAACGATTCCAGGCCGCCGGCCTGAATCCTAACTTAATCTATTCCCAGGGTAACCCAGGGAATGCCGTTCAATTAACGGCCCCCAATACTCTTCGTCCTGATTTTCAATCTACCCGCTTTGATGCTGGTCTTCGTGATACTCCTGCACAGCTTGAACAAATGTATAATTTAGAAATGCGTAAGCTACAAGTTGAAAACTTGGGATGGCAGAATGATATCCTTATGAAGGATGCCGAAATGAAGGTTATTGATCTTGACCAGCGTCGTCTTAATTATCAGCTCGATAAAGCTTATTCTGGCGATTTTCGCCGTGAGCGTCTCCGTGGTCAAACTATTATGAATGATAATGCTGTCTCTGAAAACGTTCGTCGTGAGGTTGCATTATCTACTACTGTGTCCGAAGCTGCAGAACGCATCCTTAATATGCAACAAGGCCGTGAACGTACTGACTGGGAAATGAAGAAGACCCAGGAAACTATCAAGTTAATGAAACAGGATGGGCGACTTCGCGAATTTGAGATAATGCTCAACCGTTCCGGGGTAACCCGTAACGATGAACTCTGGCAGCGGCTTGTTGCTG